TCGAGAAAACGTCCTTCATCCGATCCATTAATGACATAGAAGTCTGCTCCAAGTTGATTGCATAATGCCTTTGCAACTGTAGTCTTACCAATACCCGGTGGGCCTGATAATAACATATTTGGTATCTCACCTGCTTGAAGAAAATCTTGAAAAGTTTTCTTGATGCCAACAGGTAAAATACATTCATCAATTGTTTTGGGTCTGTACTTTTCTACCCAAATAAAATCACTCATAACCAATCAGGTTTACGATCTGGTTTTCTAAGATAATTATCGCATACCCAAGGTTTAGATGCAATATATCTTTTGTATTTCGTTAGAATATCAATACTCTCGTCATGTTTAAATTCGTCAGGCCCTGCAAATGCAAATGATTTAGGTCTATCTAATGTAAATGGTATGATATGTCCTGCCTCAAGAACAGTTTTCTCACAACTATGAACTTTACCATAACGATGAGTATACTCTTGACAAAGTGCCATTGCATGAGCAACTAACCACCAAGCATTAATGTTGGATTCATTTGCCCAGATTGTGCAAGGATGTCCTCTAAATGCACCCTTGTCTGTTTTATATGGATCACCATTTGCTTTGTGTATTTCACCGTATCCATGACCCCATTTTTCAGAACAAACAATGGCGAGCATTTGACAAGATTCTAGTGGCATCTTGACAACATGTTTGTCGGGTAATACTTGTGCTGATACGGTTGGTGATGGATCAGTAACAAAAATATTCATGATATTATTCTACCAGTTTTTTGCATGAGTGTTAACATCACCCTCAATATGGTTGTGATCAATATCATCAATATGAGCATGTTCAATATTGAAGTGCTCTAGTGCCTGTGCAATTCTTTCAAGTGCGACAGCAATTCTATTTGTGTCTAAAGGATTCATAATGTGGAGGTGTATAATGATCGTTCCAGTGACGGATGTTACCTGCAACGATAAAACAATTGGTAATCACAAGTTGTATGAAGATAAAGGTTCTGATAATAGCGACATAATCTGCTTCCCTATCGGTCTTGCCAGATTTGTCACCTAATGCCTTTGCCCATATTCTCCATATCTTATTCATACCAATATAGTAGCACAGATTTTTTTAATTTGCAATATCTTTTTTATTTCTATATGGTGGTTCTAGTAAATGAGGCCACTTTTTATAAAACTCCTCTGCAGGTTTAGGATCATAGTCAGGATGTTTTGAACTATTACATGATGGTTCCCAAGGTTTCTTAGATCTATTATTAATAACAATGAATCTATCAGCAGCAAAAGTTCCTGCCAAACTAATTTCTATATCTTCACCATCAACCCAATTCATACTACCATCTTTCTTAGTATGCTCCATGAGTCTTTGGATTTCATCAATCATTTCTTGTGTGAGTTTCATAAGTATCTTGGAATAAAAGTTACCTTTTCTTTGAATTGTAATCCAATATCTGTTCTTATAGGAGTATAATTTTTTTCACTCGGCAGTTTTCCTGTTCTCAGATAATCAACAATATCTCTACAACCTAAAAGATATGCTATTGTTTCTTTATTTTCTTGACTTGTATCATCTAACATCTCAGTTAATGCTTTCATAAGTACCTCTAAATTTTCAGTAGGTTTCTTATGTAAATCAGGAGCGTATTGATTTCCATCAACAGTAAATCTAGGTTCAATTTGTGTCATTCTGTTATATCCCAATGCCATTTAATTGATTTGATATAATCAAAGGTATCATGCATATATGTTTTATCATCATTGTCATATTTTCTTTCACACAAATAATTTTTCATTTCCTCTAATGATTGGAAATCTCCTTTATGGTTGTAGTTTTCGTCATACAAATGATACTTCATTTTTTCTTGAATACCCCTAACTTTGCTAAAAGATAAATTGATAACGCTGTCCAGAATACAACTTCCAATCCTATGTTGTTCATTGATAAACTCCCAAATCAAGTTTAATTAAGTCTTCACCTTTATGCTCTACCACTGGTGGTAATCCTATTTTTTTCTCTACATTAATTTTAACATTTTTCATAGCGATATCATAAGGTATCGGTGCGTTTTGTAAACAAACTCGAATACATTGTAACTCTTCATCGGTGAATTCAAACTTATGCATTATGTAGATAATTGAATTATTTTGGATATGTCAATCACTGCAAAGAAAGAAGATACAAAGGCAATATCGTACGCTTTACAGTTAATTGAAAAAGGTAATACTAAAAGATTACCAAAAAGTCTGGCAGTGCAACCAGACTTAACATCAACGTATAGAACTAAAAAGTATCCTAATATTAAAAGGATACTTCCAATTAGTCGGCATCTGTTAATAGCGGTCATTCAAATGTTGAGTCTGGTTCAAGTGCTATGTAATAAGTAAGATTTAACTTACTATTTGTGAACTTAGATAATAATTTAGATGATACAATAACATCATAAGAACCGGGAATAATTCTGATGTTTTCTACTTTAAAATTAAAAGTAAAGTTTTTATCAGTTTCACCAACAGTAACTGCATATTCATTTGACGTATCATTCTTTTTGTCACGAACAATTAACTTAACTACACCTTGACCACCAACAACAGCAAGGTCAGGTAATTGATAAACTGCTGCTGCTTTTAGTAGTTTTTCTAATGAATTACTATCTAACTGAAAACATGCATCTTGTGAAGGTAAAGATATCTCTTTCTCAGGTGGTGCAATAATTACTTGTGGATCTGCAAAGAAATATTTTACCTTTCTTCTACCTTCACGTATAGTAAGATAAGTCTCTTCAGTGAAATCAAGATCAGGATCTTGATGTAAACTTAATCCATTTAAAAACTGATTAAGATCATAGATCGCAACATCACGAGGAAAATCCTCTGGTATTTCTGCTTCTGCAAGAATATTCTTAGCAACAGATATAGTGCGTAACTGATTACCCTGTTTCACAAGTATAGAGTTATTAATACCTGCAAAGTTCTTAAGAATGTTTACAGTGTTGTCACTTAAATTCATGGTCATTTTAGGTCGTAATTTCATTAGGGCATTTGTTCAAAATCGCCAGATGGCATAGATGGTTTCCCGTAGTGCCCATCAAAATGTAATAGTAGCATAGCATAATGTATAACTTTTAGCAAGTCTGTTTTGTTTCTACCATCTTTACTACCATAACGACTTCCATATTTCAGTATGTTTGCTTGACAGAATTGTGCTGCAATATCTCTTGCTGCCATTAAGTCAATCGTTTGTACTTTACGGAACTCATGCTTGGTTCCTGTGTAGTGTCCTTGATATGTTCTAGAGACATATTCCTCAATATCTTTTAGAATTTCTTGTTCGTGATATTTGTATTGATGATTTCTTTGTGGTTCGTAATCCATTGATTTTTTTAAATCTCCATAAAAATTAAAATGATGTGCCCTTTGGTCATCTATGTCTGCTATATAATCGTCATAATAATTGACTTCATAATCAAGTTCATCATCTTCGCATGCAGTGTCTCCACCGCTAACAACATACTCTGCTCTCTTTCGATCTACTGGATCTGTAAAAGGGTTTTCCCTATTAGGATCATTACGAGTATAATCATAATAATAATCTGAATGAGGAATGTCGTATTCATCACTCTCTTGAGGTGTGATTTTTGTATCAGTCATAGGATAATCCTTATCAAAAGTACCATTTAATATTGAGCCTGCAAGACTCCATGCATTAACCATATGTGAAAAGAAATTCATTTACTAAACTCTCTGCTTTTTCTTTTCCAAACTTTCCACTCAGATATCCTGAGACAGGATCAAGTTTAGTCATGTAAGCATCAAAATCTTTATAGACACTAGTGTCTACTTCAATTGGTTTCTTTAATTCTAACATATCTTTATACTTCGTCAAGTATGTCTTAAACATATCCAAATGATTATCTACCTCAGACATTGTACATTTAGCGATGTAAACGTTCTCAGAAAAATGATTACCGGGTTCAAAAAACCGATAGTCACCTTTTCTCTTTGGTAAACCATCTACAGAGAATAAGAAATTCTCGACGGGATGTTGAAAGTCAAATACTATTATGACCCGACCTTCATGAAATCCCATAAGATCCATACCAAAACAGGGAAGATTACTGCCTGTTTTAGGATAGATGATGTTGTTGTATATGCTAGACTTTTCATTCCAAATCTCCACAACTCTTGACTTTATTATATAGTCATGTTTGTATATTTTTGCAGAAAGGACAGTACCCTTGGACTCCCAATCTGCCCAAGGATGAGCAAACTGGAGATCAAAGGTGTCATGTAATACTTTCTTGTAGTTACCCCACAGATTCATCGGACTCCTTATCGAAATCTACATCTGAATCTACTTTATCATATAATTCCATGAATGACTGTTTTGTTTCATCATCGAAACGATTTACACAATTCTCAATTGCTTTTGCTTTGTTCTTGAAGATTGAATATGCACGAATAATGTGAACAAGTCTACGAGTTGAGATGATCTCTTCAATACCACCATCGTAGAATGTGCGACGAATGATATCTGCCCAATCCACAAGTTTCTTGATAAACTCACCATCATAAACACCAACACTTGCAGAGTGTAAACGTAACATCTTCTCTTCAATCTTAACGTGAGGATATGATTGTTCAAAGGTTACAGGGAATCTCTCCAAGAATGCTTCATTAAGAACATTAGTTCCAATAAATCTACCATCCTCAGATCCTTTACCTTTTGTGTTTGCAGTCGCAATCACATTAAATCCTGCAGCAGGTTTTACCCACTTACCTATCTTCTTCAAGAAGACACCTTTGCCTTCAAGAATAGATTGTAAACATAGAATCTTGTTTGATGCTAGATCAATCTCATCTAAAAGGAGAATAGCTCCCCTCTCCAAAGATTCGATGACTGGCCCATTGTGCCAAACAGTGTTACCATCAACAAGACGAAACCCACCAATAAGATCGTCTTCATCTGTCTCTATTGTAATATTTACTCTAATTAACTCTCTATTTAGTTGTGCACATGCTTGCTCAACAGAGAATGTCTTACCATTACCTGACAATCCTGTAATGAATGTGGGATAAAATAACTTAGATTGAATTATCTTTTTGATATCAGCAAATGGGCCAAACTTTACGAATGTCTCATCAACTGCAGGAACAAGGTTTTGAACAACTGGTGCTACAACTGCGGGTGCAACTGAAGGTGCTGCATATGCCTTTTCAATATCTTGAACAACTTCCTGAGTGACTTCAAGATTCCACTTACCTTTAGTAACTTTAAATTCTTTTAGTTTTTTTGTAACTGTCTGATATGTAATATCGTTCATCGCACAGAATGCACGAACCTCTGGTGTGGTAAACTCTGATCCATATTGTGATCTTAAACCATCAATGATTTCTTCACGAGTCATTTTAACTTCAAATAGATTAGACATAATAAAAGGGGTTTCTTTGTGATGTACTTATTATAGTTCATACAATCCCCAATACAATAAAAAGTAGACAGTTTGTTAACTGTCTACTCTAAATCTTACATACCGTCCATATAATTTTCCAACTGTTTTACCAACTTTGATTTATTATGTCTACGATCGAGTTCTATTCCTAATGAACGTCCATAATCCTCTAATTCATCTTTTGATAAATTCCACAAATTAAGGGGTTCTGAATTTGGTTCTTCCTCTACAACTTCCTCTACAACTTCTTCCACAGGTTCTACTGAAGATGGTGTTGCATCTACTACAGGTGGTGTTGATGGTTCACCACTCAATAAATCTCCGAATCTACTCATTTTGTTTTTATGTTGATCTCCTGTTATTTAGGCAACCATTTCGATGAACTTACTTAAGATTTTTTTGTTCATCTTTTTATTCTTAAGACTCTTAGTAAATGCTCTCTTAATATCTGCCTTTGATGCATCTTCTTTGAC